ATACGGTGATCGCGTCGCTCGAGGCCGAGGGGTTCGCGCGGCGGTCGCACATCATATGGGCGAAAGACCGTTTCGCGCTCGGGCGCGGTGACTACCATTGGCAGCACGAGGCGTGCTGGTACGCGGTCAAGGCAAAATCCCACTACAACGGCTCGAGGACGCAGAGCACGCTCTGGTCGATCCCGGCGCGCGACGACGCCGGGCTGGGCCACGGAACGCAGAAACCCGTCGAATGCATGCGCCGCCCGATCGTGAATAACTCGGTGCCCGGCGACGCGGTCTACGAGCCGTTCAGCGGATCCGGCACGACGATCATCGCCGCCGAGCAGACCGGCCGCGTCGCGTACGCCGTCGAGATCGCGCCGGTCTACGTCGACGTCGCGGTCCGGCGCTGGCAGGCGTTCACCGGCAACGCCGCGACGCTCGAGGCGGACGGCCGCACGTTCGACGCTTTGGCCGCGGAACGCGCGGAACGCGCGGAACACATCGCCGCCCCCGCCGCCCCGCCGTCCGCGAAGCGCGCCGCTACCCGCGCGCGCCGTGCCGCCGGGTGACGTGATGCCGTCGAAACGCAGCAAACCCGCACCGCCGCCGCCCGCGATAACGCCGGAACAGGGAAAATCGCCGCGGAAAACGCCGGATTCCCGCAAAAAGCCGGCCAATATGCCACCAGCAACGCCGCTGAAACATGCCGCCGTCACGCCGCCCCGCCCGCCGCCGCCGCCGCACGTGAAATACGCCGCGACGCCGGAAGGCCGCGCGCAGGTCGCGGCGCTGGTCCTGGCGGACGTGCCGCAAGAGCTGATAGCCTCGATCGTCAAGATATCGGCGAAAACGTTACGCCGCGCGTATCGGCGCGAGCTGGATACGTCGTTCGCGGTGATCAAGGCTGACATCGCGGGGCGCATCGTTACCAAAGCGCGCGCGGGCGATATGAAGGCGATGATGTTTTTCATGGAAACGCGCGGGGGATGGTCGAGGGGCGAACGCATCGCGATCGTCGACGACGCGACCGACCCGGCGACGCTATCCGACGCCGAGATCGCCGCGCGGCTTGCGGTGCTGCGGCGCGGCCGCGGCAAGCCGGACGCGGCGTAGCAACGCCAGCGCCGCCAGCGCCGCGCCGAGGACCGCCAGCGTGCCGGGCTCAGGCGTATCCGTAAAACCCGCCGCATCCGCCGCATCCGCCGCACCCGCCCCACGCGCCGCCAGGCCGCTACCGGCGGGTATGAACGCGGGCGGCCACGGCAGATCGAGGCCCGGCAACGGCGGCCCCCAGGCGCCCGGCGGCGGCCACGCGATCGGCGGCGGTGCGACGAACACGGGCGGCACGGCGGGTCCGGCGAGGATCAGCGGCACCGCCCAGCAGACCAGCCACGATGCACGGCGTGCGGCGACCTGCGCCGTGCTATACGGGATCCAGCGGCCGCCCGGGACATAGCCCGGCATGCGCCAAACGCAGCGAATCAGGACAACGGCGATGTGAAATAGAGCGTGAAGCACGGCGATGTTCCGCGATGCGGGTTGCCGCGGTGGGACTCCAACATACCCCACTGATCCACGCCGTCCTGGCGAGCGGCGGGCACGGCCTGGAGATTCACCGTGTCACGGCGCGCCCGTTGTATCGCATCGCGGCGGATCGGCGTAGGATTTCACGGCGCCCCGCCCGCTGGCCCGCCGTTTGGTTAGTCATCGCCCCAACGTCGACAGCACCACACCGGCCAGCGGGCGGTCCGGCGCTACTCGTCGCCGTCGCCGTAGTGGCGGCCGATCCACCATCCCGCGGCCCACAACGCCGCCAGCAACGCGACCGCCGCCAGGACGCCAGCGGCGGGCCACGTCAACGGCGCTTGTCCATATTGCGCTGGAGGCGGCGGATACGGCGCCACGCGACATACTCCGTGACGGCGCTGTTCAACGCATAGCCGGAACAGACCAGCGCGACGGCGAGCATCCAGCTCACGACGGCACCGCGCGGAACGTACGCAGCTCGATCGTGACCGGCGCGCCCATTTCAGCCGCCTTGCGCTGCACCATCCGCGCGAACGCGCCGAGCTTTTCGGCGGTCTCATGCTTGCCGGTGACCAGCGGCATGTGACCGAGCGGGAGATCCGCCGACATAACGCCCTCGCCGCCGTTCTCGTGCGTCGCGATCCACGCGTGTAATTCCGTGATTCGTTGGTCCGGCGCCGCGCCGATCAATACAAACGTTTCCGTTGCCATCCTATTTCACCTATTCGCCGGAGCCTCGATGCCGCTCACCGCCGCCCGCGCCAACGCCCTCACCGCCGCCGTTACCGGCGCTTTCGCCGCGATCGGGCACAGCGCCGGCACGGCGATGCCGAAGTCGAAGAAAAACACGGAAGCGGTCGCGTGGGAACTGTTCACAGCGTCGCTGTTGCTCCGCGTCGCCGACGCGCGGAAGGCGGCAGCGCAGAAAAACGCCGTGACAGCCGGCGTGATTTTCGATCACGCGGCGCACCCGATGCCGCCGGGCACGAACGCGCTGGTCTACGCCGGCGACGTCGTCGAGATCGCCGTCGGCGTGACAGCGCCGCTGGAACGCTACGACGTGCCGGGGCTGCTCGGCGCGCTCGCGAAGGCGGGCGTACCGCCGAAAACGCTGGCGAAAGCGGTCAAAGCCCACTGCGATACGACGCGCGCGGCGCACACGTTTAAGGCGACGCTGGCGACGATATAACGCGGATAAGCAACGACGCGCGCGGATTCCCGCGTGACCCTGACAACGAATTCCTGTATGTTCTCATTGCGTTCTGTCGGGGGACGCGGGGAATACCAGGGGTGGGCTATCAGATGGCAAAGGCAACCAAAGCGCACGACAGCGTATTGACGGGCGTCCTGTCGCGGCTCGACGCCGCCGAGAGGCAAATCGCCGCATTGCAGCGCGCGCGCGGCGAGCTACCGGACCGGCACAACGTTTCACTGGACGCCGCGCTCGCCCGATTGCGTTTCGCGATCGAAAAAGAGGAAGAAGAAACGCGCGCCGCCGAACGCGGTCTCGCGGTCAATCTGGCGGATATGGCGGCATAGCGGTCAACGTGAACGGGGGCGGCGGCGTGTCACCAAAACGTCCCTCGCCGGACATCGTGTAACGTCGCATCCGCCGCCAGCGCCGCGCGCGCGGCTTTGATGACGTCGACGGGCAGCACGGCGCCGACCATCTCAGTCACGGCGCACGCCGGCGGATCGGCCGTGTAGTCGATCTGATCGAGTACCACGAGCAGCGCCTCGCGCAATGTTTGGACCATCGTTTGCTCTCCCGTGACGCCGAAACGCGGCTACTCGAAACGATCGAACACCGCCGCGAGTGCCGCCGCAGCTTTCTCGCGTGGTGTATCGCGGCGCTCGCCCCGTTCGGCCAGACGCCCGCCGCGCACCATCGGCTGCTGATCGCCGAGCTGCAAGCCGTCATGGACGGCGATACGCGGCGCCTGATGGTCAACATGCCGCCGGGTTCGGCGAAATCGACATATGGGTCGGTGCTGTTTCCCGCGTGGGCGCTCGCGCAACGTGCCGGTCTGGATATCATCGGAGCCAGCAACACGTCGCGGATGGCGGAACGGTTTAGCCGCCGCACGATGGGCCTCGTCCGCGATCACAGCGCGACGCTGGGCTACAGGCTGACGCGCGACACGGCGGAGGAATGGAGCACATCGAACCGTGGCCTGTACCGTGCGGCCGGTATCGGCGGGAGCATCGCGGGCGAACGCGCCGACATAGCCAGCATCGACGACCCGACACGCTCGCGCGCCGACGCTGAGTCCGAGACGGTCCGCGACAGCCAATGGGCGTGGTTCACGGGCGATCTGCGCACGCGGCTCAAACCCGACGCGCGCATCGTTGTTATCATGACGCGGTGGCACCCCGACGACCTGGGCGGCCGGTTGCTTGACCGCCAGCCCGGCCTGTGGCGCGTCGTCTCGCTGCCCGCCGTCGCCGAGGAAAACGACGCGCTCGGCCGCGCGCCAGGCGAATGGCTTTGGGGCGACGACGCGTACGGCTATTCCAACGAGTTGAAAAAGGTCCACGCCGAATACGAAGCGGCCGGCGCGACGCGGGATTGGGCGGCGCTGTATCAGCAACGTCCGCGGCCGCAAGACGGGTCGCTGTTCAAAATCCCGATGATCGCCGTGGTCGACGCCGCGCCCGCCGGCGGCGAGTCCGTCCGCGCGTGGGATCTCGCGGCGACGCGCCAGACCGGGACGCGCGATCCGGATTGGACGGCGGGCGTCAAAATGACGCGGACCGGCGCCGGTTCCTACGTCGTGCCCGACGTGGTCCGGCTTCGCGGCGGGCCCGACGAGGTGGAGGCGGCGATCGTCAACACCGCGCATCGCGACGGCCGAAAGGTGCGGATCGGATTGCCGCAGGATCCCGGCCAGGCCGGCAAGACGCAGGTTTTGTATCTGACGCGAAAATTGGAGGGCTTTATTATCGATTCATCGCCCGAGACCGGCGACAAGGGCACCCGCGCGTCGCCGTGGGCGTCGCAAGTCAACGTCGGCAACTTCTCGATCGTTCGCGGCGCGTGGAACGCCGCGTTCGTCGACGAGCTGGCGGCGTTTCCGTCCGGCGTCCACGACGACATGGTCGACGCCGGATCGCGCGCGTTCTCGATCGTCGGGCTGAATCGCGGCCCCATCACCATCGATCCCGCTACGCTCGCCGCCGCCAGGCGCCGCGCATGACCGGCGCGGTGAACGGCGTCGCGGCGCTGTCGGGCGACGGCGTGCCCCAGGCTATTGCCCGGCTGGCGGAGCTGCTGCTCGACGCCGTCGGCGCATCCGGCATGGCGGCCCGGCCCGGCGTGCTGTTCAGCGCGCTCGGCGCCGTCGCGGGCGCGCTGGCGCGGACGTCCGGCGACGCAGCGGGCTGTATGGCCGCGCTGAACGCCGTCGCGGCGCGCGCGATCGAACGGGCGCCGGCCGAACTATGAGTAGGAAATCCCGCGAGGCGAAACGCGCGGCGCGCTCGGCCGCCGCCGCGCCGCGGCTTCCGCCCGCCGCGCCCCCGGCGATCCCGGATCCGGTGCCGGCGGCCGAGCCGCCCGCACGGCCGCCGCTGCAGATCCACGGCGCGGCGTTGAACGCGGCGCGATCCCGCCACGAAGCGCCGGGCACGCCGTGGACGATCCCCGACCCGCCTCCAGGCATGGTGCCGAAGGGCGAGGCCACGATCGCGATGGATAGCGACGTCGGCGGGCTGTACGAATGGGCGGGCGGCTACGGCGGCTACGGCGGTTACGGCGGCGGCGTGGGTATCAACGAGGGGCTGTTTTTCCCGGGCTATCCATACCTCGCGCAGCTGACGCAACGGCCGGAATACCGGCGCGGCGTAGAGATCATCGCGCGCGAGATGACGCGGGAGTGGCTGACGTTCACGGCGTCCGGCGACGGCGATCACGGCGACAAGCTGGCGAAGCTCGACGCGGCGTTCAAGCGGCTTAACGTTCAAGACTGCTTCCGCCGCGCCGCCGAGCAC